GCCCTTTCGGGCCACAAGCTCGTACCACAACCCTATCTAAAGGAACACAATATGGGCAACTCCGTCCAAGACTGGAATTTGGGTAGTACTAACCGTACCGGCTTTAGAGACCGATATCGATATCATATTGATGATATTGATACTGGTGCTTTTTGGCAGGATGGGGGTACTCCCTCCAAGTCGCTTTATGCGGCTGGTCGCCAGACTAGGATGCAGGATTTTAATCAGTTGGGCTTTCGGAGCCTCATGCGACTAAGGGACAAAGTCCCAGCCGTACGGTCTCTAGACCTTGGTCATGCCATGGCTCTAGAGTCAACTGTGGTATCTATGCCTACTAAGATGAGCACCAAGGCTCTCCTTACTGGCAATGTGTACCAGCACTATGACGGTATTTACTTTCCATCAGTGTCTTACAAGACACGAATGGCGAGTCTTGCCGCGGGTAGCCGTTTGGCTATTCCGAGTGCTTTGGGTACTGATCTTCCATCGCTTTGGTCCTATGGATCAACTGCGATTGCTAGATCGATACCTGATATTCCTGATTTTTCTCTTCCTCGCTTTATAGGCGAGCTAAGAGAGGGTCTTCCGAAGATTCCTCTTAGGCAATTTGCGAAAGAGAAAAAGCTCCGATCCGTTGGTGGTGAATACCTAAATTATCAATTTGGTATCATGCCGACGGTCTCTGACTTGGAAAAGTTGTTTCAACTTCTCTTAAGTCCGAGGGCACAGAAAGTGATCGAGCGTCAGCTTGATCATGAATTTCGTGTTCGGAAGGTTATCGACAAGGGGACTGTTAGTACAACCACTGATCTCTCTTCGAGTTCGGAGGCTAATACTCTCACTCTCACTTGGCGCTCTAACACCAAGTTAATACGTAAGCAGACAACATCCTACAGGGTGTGGTCTAGCTGTTCGTTCAAGTATTTCCAGGTAAACCGGCTTCAACAGCTCATTAATGATCTGGAGAGGCAGCTTGGCTTGGGTTTACAGCCCACGGCCCTGGATGCTTGGAACTTGGTCCCATGGAGTTGGTTCGTTGATTGGTTCACGAACTTGGATGACGTGATTACCAATCTTTCCTACCTAGGGAAGAACGGACTGTACATGCATCATGGCTATGTCATGGGAAGTTATGAGGATGTCACTGAAGAGCGACAAACTTGTAACTACATGGGAAAGCCAGTAGAGACCGTAGGTCGAACCTCTTACAAGAGGAAGTACCGGGTCAAAGCATGTCCCTTTGGATTTGGACTATCTTGGAAAGATTTTACACCTTTCCAGCTGTCCATCCTCGGGGCCTTGGGAACCTCAAGGCTTCGATTTTAGTCGAATTCAAAAGATTCGCCGCCGTCTATCCCTTCGGCAAGGAGTAACCGCAACACTTGGTTACGGTGTGTTGCCTTCAGAAAGAGTCCCATGTTTTCAGATCCTCAGTCAGTTACCATTTCTGGTTCCGCCAAGTCTCTCCCGCGCGTTAGCTCGGGAGACTTCACAGGACAGTTTCGTGCCTCTGATGGCGCGTATACTCTCACTGTGAAGCACACGGAAAACAAGCGGGGCCGGTCGGTTGTTCGTTTGGATACTAAGAAGGTTGGAACCAACCCTCTTGATCCGTCGAAAAACCTTCCGTTCTCCGCCTCTGCTTACCTTGTGTTGGACGCTCCGGCCCAGGGTACAGGTTTCACGAGCACTGAGCTCGAAGACCTTACCAAGGGCCTTGTGGCCTACCTCACGGCCGCCAACGTAACAAAGTTCGTTGGCAAAGAGTCGTAAGATAGTGGCATGAGGGATGATGGGAACTTTATCACCATCATCTTGCTTTGTCTTCTTTGGGCCCTTATTTGCTGTATAGCAATGGGGTTCATTGTTGACTTAGCTACCTGAGAACTAGAGGACTCGCCAAGCATTCTATCTACAAAGAAAGCGGTAGATGAAAAGCCTGACGGGACTCTGGTCTGAACTCGCACTTGATTGTGCGAACCAGTGTGGTACAAGCGCTGATAGAGACATCCAAACGATGCTCTATCGGGTCGAACATGAATCTGAATCGTTTCTAACAATTCAGCTTCCGCAGTTTTGCTCAGACTTCGAAGAAGCTCTTGAGCAAGGCTACATTTCTGCTCACCACTTCCGGTTCTTCCGGAAGTGGAGGCGGGTCCCCGCATTCTTGCGAGGATTCACCCAGCAGGTGTTCGACGAACGGACTGGCCTAGTGCGCGACCATCCGAATGCCCTAGCTGTAAGGAACATTCGCCAACTCTGCTTAATCTTCAAGAAGATTGAGCGTGAGACGACGGATGACCGTAAGCGAAAGGCTGAGGTTGGTTATTTAAAATGTGAACTAGACCTGGAACGCGTCGAGGGATCACTTAATGCCTTACAGAGGCATGATTTCGACATGGCGTTCGCTTATCTCTACTCCGATGTTCTCAGTAAGCTTAATCAGCGAATTGAGAAGTTGGAGATTAGACCTAAGCATGGCCCCGGTAGTACCCAGGATAAACTTCTGGGCAACCGCAAGTGGCTCTTTCCTACTTGGACAGAGCGCTTGGAGGAGATCTTCCCATATTCGTACTATTGTACGCATACGTGGAGACTCCTTCCGGGCTACAGGACTAGAATGCTACCCGAAGGAAAGGAGCCACCTGTTAAGGTGGTCTTCGTTCCTAAGACTCAGAAGACACCCAGAGTGATAGCCATGGAGCCTACTCATATGCAATATATGCAGCAGGCGATCATGACCACTTTGGTTCCATTACTGGAGAGTTCTTGGATTGCGAAATCACAAGGCTTTACAGATCAGGAACCAAACCGTTTGCTAGCCCGCGATGGTTCAATTCATCGTGGTCTTGCGACGCTGGATCTTTCTGAAGCGAGTGACCGCGTCCTTAACAGTCTTGTTAAGTCCGCGACTCGAAAGTGGCCAACGGTGCACGATGCACTTCAGGCTACTCGTTCAGCTCGCAGCAAACTTCCTAGCGGTAAAGTGATCCCGCTTTTGAAGTTTGCGTCTATGGGATCTGCTCTCTGTTTTCCAATTGAAGTGATGGTCTTTACGGCCATTGTTTTCATTGGAATTCAGCGATCAGGCGCTTACTCTTTTGATGAAGCAACTCAGTTGTTAGTCAAAGGACAGGTCCGCGTCTACGGTGATGATATTATCGTCCCCGCAGATTGTGCCCTCTCTGTAGAGGAGGCATTGGAGATTTATGGTCTCCGTGTTAATCGGTCCAAGTCCTTCCGGAATGGTTCATTCCGGGAGTCATGTGGCGGTGACTACTTTCAGGGTCACGATGTGACCCCAGTTCGTCTACGCCAGGATCTTCCTCAAAGGAGACAGCATGCTCGACAAATCGTATCAATTAATGCCACTGCTAACCTTTTGGCTAGTGGCGGCTTTAATCGGGCTAGTGAGTATTTGCATAGTTTGTGTGAAGGAATACTCGGATTATATCCGAATGTTCCACACGGATCAGATCTTATCGGGCGTGAGAGCTTTGCTCCCACAATCGATTCGTTCTGTCCCCGTCTGTTTGTTCCCAAACAGCGTGGATATGCTTTATCCTCACGAATCCCACGTTCCAGCCTGTCAGGTATCAGAGCCTTGTTTAAGGCTCTGTCTGGAGACTGGAGTGATCCTTTGCACAGGGGTCACCTCGAGAATGCTGGAAGGCCGTCCTCCTTCACACTAAAAAGGACGTGGAGGGCTG